AATAATCTAACGACTTCAATATTGTTGTTGAAAGTTGCCTCTATAAGAGCAGTATAACCATTTACGTTGTCTTTTGCATTTATATCTGCACCGTTTTCTAATAATAATCGTACGATTTCTGTGTGTCCGTCTGAACTTGCAAACGCAAGCACAGTTGCACCAAATCTGCTTTCTTTCGCATTTACGTCAGCGCCTTTTTCCAGTAATAATTTAATAATTTCAGTGTTCCCAGATGACCATGCGACTGCCACTATAAGTGCTGGATTACCCTGCTCATCTTTTACATTCGCGTTGGCACCTGCGACAAGTACTCGGTCAACTTTATCAATTTCACCTGTTACAATTGCTTCTAAAAGGTAATTATCTTTTTGCTCTTGGGTTGCAACTCCTCCCCTTTGTTTTTGTTTGATATGCTTTACACCTGTATTTACACGGTCGATTTGTTGTTTCTGTATTGTCATTATATATTATATGACAATATATTTCATACAGTTGACTAAGTGTTCAAATGTAATAATATTATTTTGTATAAGTATCTTATAAGATTCGATAACTAACGACCGTCCGTATAAAGTATTAGTTAGTGTTATAACGAGAATAAAAATGCTGAACACTTACGAAACACAAAAATACCTTTTTAGTATAATTAATAATATTATGTTTGTTCTTATGGTGATTTCATATATAGGCATATGGAGCCTCGCTCCAAACTACCTTGAAATATTACGAACATTTATTCAGATATATATATCTTTATTTTTGATTATTCGATTCAACCCGTATGTATTACGTGCTAATTTTAGTGAGTTGGATAGAACGGTTGCATTTAACGCGGGTATATTTGTATTTGCAAATACAATTATTGCAAAATATGTATCTATGCTAATCGACACTAATTTGAAGCCCTCCTCACCTTGATATGCGTAGCGAATAGATATGTAAATTATTTGATACGTCGAATACAATTATTGTACCTATTATTTTGGTCTTCTATATATTGAATATTTGCTACTGTTTGTGCATGTTTTAAATTGTCTATTCTGCGATATGCTGTTATAATAGCATTTTCATATCGCAAATGGGGTGGTCGTTCAAGTTGCTCTTTTTTGTATGTTTCAATATCCCGATAGTGTATATCAATCATTTCTTTGTGAGAAGAGGATGGTATATTCGTAAGGTCTAAGTCCATAATGCCGTTGTATCCTTTGATAATATTTGTCGTTTTCATTTCTGTATCTTATTACACTATATATTAGTATATCTGAATAAAATCAATTTACAACCACTTCATACGTGTTGTTTCATATCGAACAAACTAAGTAATTATTTTTACAGTTCAATAATAGATGGCCATCTCTACACCCTTTACCTGAAAGTCTGTATTACACTTTTTGTAGAATCCAACATTTTCTTCCGAACAATCAAGAATGCATTTATAGCACCCGCGTTTGTTTGCATGTTCAATGCATTTATTAACTATCATCTTACCTATTCCATTCCCTCTAGCAGTCTGAGCGACAACCACGTCTTCTATATGACCAACTCTCCCCATATTGTGTATTAGTTTTTGCTCAATAATAACAGTTGCACTGGCAATAATCGTGCAATTGTCTATATTGTTGCAGATAGCTTCATTATCTTCGACCACAAATGTGGTCATCATTGGATCATTAATGTACTGCCAAAAGTTCATGATTGTAATTTCTTCGGGGTTTATCTGGAATCCCTCTTTTATAAGTTCGATATAACCATTGTAGTAGTCCTGTTCACATAATTCGCGCACAATATATCTACTAGATAATTTCGCGTCCATTACAATGAATGTATATAGTATTAACACAGATAAGTGCTTATACTATAATATTTGAAGTATAATAATTTACTAATTAGTATCACCTATTAGTATTATCAGAACGTATGGTATCATCTGACTCTGAAACACTATCTGTATCTTGATATCCTGGAAAAAAACGCATAAAAAAAACGTGGATATGTGTAATCATTCTCTTAGTGATAAGTTTATCCAAGTTGTATTCCATTGAGTTTTTCTCTATACATTTTACATGTTTTATCGTGAGGTATTTTAATATATACTGTTCAAATATAGTTTTATGATGGTCTATTGTTTGTTTTGTTTCTTTCCCAGTGTATAGAATCTGATGAATTATATCTACTTTGAATATTCGATGCATTATTTCATTGTGCGTGAAGAAGTATACGTATGGTTTTAACTTTAGATAATATACATTATCTACATTCATTTCTGGATACGCTACATCATCAAAATAACAAAGCTCTATCTGCATATTTGGTGGAATGCGACAACATCGTATTACGTCGGAATACTTCTTAGTAGAAGATGTTCGACATGGCTCTTGTATTTCACCATTCAGTTTAAATGCTAATATAATATTGTCAAATATCCCCCCACCAAGACGATGTTCGATATATTCTGTGAGATAATTAACCCATTTTTTAGTATATTTATTGTTTGTATACAACATAATTCCCTTGCATAGTCCCTGTCTTTTTTTCTTTTTTAAAGACAATAAAATAGATAATATTCCTGGTCGAAATAATTCAGGAAACTCGTTTAATATTGCATTGAAGTCGTGTTGAGTGAGTAGATAGTTAATATGGTTGTATGCAATAAATCTGACTAATGCCTCCCATATATTGCGGATAAGAACGAAGTGTCCAATAGTTTCGTCTAAATCGAATACAACATACTTATTTATATTGCCATGTAACATGCATGAAATGATATAATATATACTATAATAGAAAGAAAATGTATGTAGTGGCAATATATTTATTTCTCATGTAAATTATATACAAAATTACTATTAATATACAAGACCAACTCGATTAAACTCATCTTTATGATGTTCAACGACCTAACTATAAAAGAATATATCGATATTCTCCAATACTATAATGTATCAGTTCCAACTAAATCAGCGGAGATTAAAGAAAAAGCAGAAAAGATTATCACAAACAAGTTGTGTGGATGCATAAATAAACTTAATCGAAAAAATACGAATAATACTAAGTCTATTGGTGTATGTACAAAGAGTGTTGTTAACAATAAAGGGTTCAGTATTGGAAGTTTCAAATGTAAAAATCCAAAGAGGAACGTTACATTGAAGCACAAGAGTACTTCTAGGTATAAAACATCGATGAAAGGAAATATGAAAACTACTCGAAAGGTTATGTCATAATGTGATATACGCCGTTGGACATATAACATTATTGATATTATCGATATATAGACAGGTTGATTCTATTTAGCATCTGCCATGTATGACAATGCCGATAATAAAACTTTTTCTTGCGGCGATAATTTTTGAAACAATATAACATCATCCATTTTCAGTTCAAAGTACCTTCCTCGAATGTTTCTCATACGCATACAAGTATTATCGTCTGTAAAAATGATCTCGCAAAAGAACGCACCAGACATCAATGAAATATTGTCAATATCACGCATATCAATCCATCTAAGAAATGCCCCATTTTTCAGTTCATGTATTTCGTCAACATATCTATATCCATTCAGTTTTTGAATTAAGACAATTTTTTCTTGATGACTGATTGGAAGTTCATCGACAATTCCGACTTTTGTTTTCATGATTTTTTCTGTAGTAAGCGACAATATATGTGCATTTGATTCGTTGTCGCATGCTATATTCAGTAATTCTAGTTCCGTCTTATGACTCATAAAACGGACCAACCTTTTACTCTTCTTTTACTGTTAATATACTATAACTGATTAAGTTTAGGAATATCGATATATATATGTATATAGAGTTAGTTCCGTTATAAACGCTTATAACTAACTATAACTATACATACATTATGGTATGTCTATATGCTGTTTACTCATATAGATATACATGATACAGTGTGCACTTACTTACTTATTTATTTACCAAAGAGAACCGAATGCACCTCCGAACCCACTATTTGCAGCCATGGGCTCAGTCATAGTATCACCTGGGAACTTATTGGCTCCACCAGATTGATTGCTTGTAACTGGGTCACTTCTGAGCGAGTTAATTCCAGTAGTACCACTCGCTTGTGTAGGTTGAGATATTCCCATTCCGCCAAGGTTTGACTGCATCATAGAGTTGCCTTGTGCGTTAACACCCATATTAGGAGTGTGTGCATTTACTAACGGGTTTGTTTGTTCGTTATAATACGATTGTTGCGAATTAATATTTGTAGATTGATTGTTCATATTCTCATTTCCTTCTTTCTTGCCAACAATCATATCTTCTACACGGTCGTATAAGATACTAACTTTCTCTCCTAGCTTCGTTTGTAAACTTAAAATAACCATCAGGGTGGCGGGTATCATATGAATGATAGAAAAGTCTTCATACTTAACACCACTATATGTAGGAATAAATGTAACTATACGGCTGATTAAAAGAATGCCTACGAACATGAAGACGAGCTGAACTACTATTTCTGCTAAAAGCTCCATACTTCCCTTTTCCTCATCTGCTTCTGGAACATACTTCTGCATAAGTTTATTTAGAATAACAATGGGTACCAAGGCAGTTACTGTATATTGAATAATATTCATCATTTCTCTCTTAGATGGTTCGTCAAACTTGAATACATGCTGAACAAATGTCTCATTTTGACTCCCGCCTATTATAGTATCCATATCAGTCATATGATGTACCTAAAGAAATAAATACACCGTGGATTATATATTTCTTTAGGTGAAATATATTAAATAGAACTACAATGTATATTGTATATGAGTGCATCTAGAGCAATTGCTTCAGCTAAAAATAAGAGGGCTGGACTAAATAGTCCCAATCCAGCAAAC